CGGACCCACGGCGGTTTTCAAAAGTAATCTGGAAGTCACGCATGGCTGCTGAGCTGTCCAGGCCCTTCATCTCCAACCATTTCACCCGCGTGTACAGCTGCATGAGCACGCCATCCAGCAACGCAGTGTCGCCGTTCTTGGTCATGCGGTTTTTGTACAGGTCGGGGTTGTCCTGGTCCTGCACCCATGCCTGGGACAGGTAAAACACGTTCATCGTCTGGGGCGCGTTGGGCGGCGCCAGAACGTAAATCTTGTTGCCGCGCACCTGCCAGTAGAAAGACAAGGTGGGCAACGTGGTGCGGATCAGCAGCTGCTGCCACATCTGTGGCGACACAGGACCCAGTGAGGGGAACTGCGTAGTCGCGTTCCAGTTGGTTTGATCAATCCAGTCAAACAGGTCTTCGGGCAGCGGGAACGCTTTTTCCTTTTGGCCGTTGGTGTCCGACTGGATGGGAATCTGGTAGTTCTTGATCAGCTCTTGCCAGTCATACATGGACAACAGCTCAATCCCGGCCATGTTGGCGGCCTGGACCATCTGCTGCACAGCAGGGTCAGTATCACCAGCAGGATCAGACGGGACGGGATAGCTCACCATCGCAGCCACGGTCTGCACGATCGTGGACAGCGTTGCATCGTTTGTGATCTGGTAAGCCATCCCGCTTTCCTTTACTCGGTTGCCTCAACCGTGGCCGCGACGTTGCGCTTGCTGCTCTTGGTGTTGACCTGCAGGGCCTCCACCATGTTGCGCAAGTTCTCGATCTCGGCGTCACGTTTGGCCAACTCAGCGTTCATTTGCTCGATGGGCGCGTTGTTGCGTGCCACTTCAAGGAAGTTCTTGGCGCGCTGCTTGTCGGCCTGGAACGACATGAACTTTTGGCCCAGAGAGTCGTTTGCCTCCGCGAGCTGCTCGACCGTGACGATCTTGAAGTACTTGTACTCTTCAACCTTGGAAGGACTCATGGTTGGCAAGGACGACAGCGGAGTGCCAATCACGGCCTCAGCCTGACCAGACTTCCACTTGTTGTAGCGGTCATGAAAGCGGAACGCGTCCTGCTCAGTGACAGGGCGCTCCACTACCGACGATTTGTCGCCAGGAACATAAATCTTGATGTAGTCGACTTCCTCAAACACGGCGCGGCCTTCTTCCCGGCTCTTGCCAGGGTGCAGGCGCGGCTTGCGCGAGAACTCGATGTACAGCTTGTTGTCGGCCTCAAAGCGCGACTCGTCGGGCCGCTCAAAGATGGTCGGTTCTTCAAAAATAGTAGGGGTCGTGGGTTGCATGATTTTTTTTCTTTCTTAGACGTTGGTTTCGATCTTGAGATCGGTGCCGGGGGCGCCGCCGATGCGGGAACCGCCGATGCTTGCGCCGTCAACACCAGTGAGGCCAATGCCTTCGCTCACTGCGCCGGTGCCTTGAGATGCGTTCGTGTCTACGACCGCAGGAGCTGCTGCAGATACTGCTGCGCCATAAGTTGCTGCCATGATGATTTCCTTTCGTCAAAAAACCCGAGGGAGGTGGGTCACCCCAGTCCCTCGGGAAAGGGTGACCCACGACAGGTCCCACCAAATTTAGTTCTGGATGCGACCTTGGAACTGAGCACCAGAGCTGGTCAGGTTGCCGGCCCAAGCCAGGATTTGCACTTCGGCGTCCTGGTTGATCGCGTAGCGACGGTTGGGCGACAGCGGCACCATGTTGCGATCCTTGTGGGGGCGCCACTTGATGTACTTGGTGTTCAGGAAGAAGCCAGTAGAGGCGGGGCAGTAGCCACCGATACCACCGTCCAGAACCACATCAGCGTCCATGAACTTCAGAGTGGGGAAGCCCAGGTTGCCAGTCTCAGGCGAGGTGAATCGCTGCTGAGCTTGCAGGCTGCTCATGTAGTAGGTCCAGTAGGTGTTATCCAGGACGATGAGGTCAGGACGGTCAGCGCCGCGAACGGTGCTAGACCAGAGCTTGTTCATCGCGGCCTGCATGGTGGTCGCGCCGGGGGTCACGCTGTTGGCACTGAAGTCATACAGCTGCGAACGCCAGAAGGACCAGGTGGCACGGTCAATACCGCCGTAGGTGCCGGTGGTGGGATCGGAGGGCACAGCGGCGTTCAGGCCGGTGACTTCCTTACCGCCAGAGCCGGTGCCGTCGGAGTAGATCGACTGGGCCAGCTTGTTCATCATGGTGCTTTCGGCCACGTTCAGGCGGGCCTCAAGCAGGTCGATGAACTGTTCCTTGCCGCTGTTCTGCAGCATTTCCAGGCCGCTCATAACGACCGGAACTGCGAACTGCTTGATCTGAAACTCAGCAGCAGAGATGACGTCCTGTGCAGCCACAGGCAGCAGGTCGTAACCAGAGTAGAAGCCGGCGTTTGCGTTTTCAGCGAACGACAGTTCTTCAAAAATCACGTTACCGCCGCTGATGGTCTTCACGTTGCCGCGCTGGTTCAGCTTGGCAAGCAGGGCGTTGTTTTTGGTGACGTTGTCAGCAATCTGACGGGTGCGCGACTGGATCGTCGTCGCAATGATGTCCGAGGTATTCGGAAAAGCCATGATGAAACTCCTCATCTGAAAAAGTACACGGGCAAGATTGCCCACCAGTTCAGATGCGCCTACGCGAACCGTTCACAGTCCGACATTTGCCGTAGGTGGGACGCCTTGCGCGTCTCCTATGGAGCTTCGGTGGCTGGGGTGCTTTGGCACACCAAGAGAGAGTTGCCTCCCTCTGTGGTGTGAATTATGCCTCAGCGTGAGTTCATCGCAATAGCCGCTTCAATGGCCGATCGGATGTCGGTGGGGTCCTGCTTCAAACCGCCCACTGGCGCGGCCCCGGAAACCTGCACAGCGGTCTGCCTGGCGCGCTGGGCTACCTGGGTCTGTTGCTGGGCGCGCCCCGCTTGCTGGCGCTGCTGCAGCACACTGCGCACCTGGTCATTCATCATGCAGGCTTTGCGGTACGCGTCAGCCAGGGTGATGTTCTGGCCTCGGCGTTGAGCCGTTTCCATGATGTCGGCCATGTCCTCACGAACGTCATCGCCAAACTCAGCCTGGCTGATAAAGGTCTGCACCTCGTTGGCGGCCGACTGCGCCAGCTGTTGCTGTTGCGCAAACTGGGCCTGCTGGAACTGGCTCAGCATCTGCTGTACCGGTGCGAGCTGCTGCTGCACGACCTGCTGGACCGCCAGCTGCTGCGGGTCGCCCTGGGGCTGCTGGCCTGCCAGGGCGCTGTCCAGCATCTCAATAAAGCCGTTGCCGAACCGGCCAATGCCAAACTGCTTGACCATGCCCGCCACCAGGTTGGCCAGGTCGGGCGCGGTGCCAGTGCGCAAGCGCACGGCCGTGGCCATAAGGTTGTCGATGGCTTGCAGCGGGTTGGCGCCTTCGGCTTTGATGTACGCCTCATACGGGGAGATGGTGCGCATCACAGCCTCAGCCGTCTTGCGCGCCTCGGCTGTCTCTTGCAGGGTGCGCTGCACTTCCGACTCACGCCGGGCAATCTCCGAGCGCACGGTGTCGGGCAGCTGCGACCAGTGCTCGCGCACTTCGGGGCGCCAAGATGCCGGGGGCTTTTCGCCTTGCTGACGCGGGCCTGACTTGGGACCAGGCTGCACGCCCTCGTCTTGCTTGGCCTTAAATTTTCCTTGCTCGTCTCGACCTTGTTGTTGTGCCTGTTGGTTATCAGGCTGGTTTTGACCTTCTGCCAGCTTGTTGAGGTCGGCGTTAGCAGCATCTGCGCCTGCGGCAGGTGCAGCACCATCGCCAGGCACCGGGATGTCAAGATCAAGCTGGTCAGACGGCTCTAGTTGATTGGCTGGCGCTGGCGCAGCCGATGGGTTTTCTTCAGATTCAAGCGCGGCCTCAATGGACTCGCGCAGTGATGTCGTGGGTTCAGTGCTCATTTTTATCGTCTGTTTTGGAGGATGGAAATGGCGCGCTCGATGTCTTGACGTCGGAACGTGCCGCCTTGCGTGAACAGTCGCTCACGCTGTTCCTTGGCTTGCGCCCAGGATTGGTTGAAGTCATCGGCCGTGGTCAGACCGTTTGCCTTCATGTATTCGCGGTGCTTGGTGCGCGTACTGATGTCGGTGCCATCGCTGGCGCGCATGCCGTCGTAGCTGCGGTCACCCCAAAGCGCGCCAGAGTCGGTGCGCATCTCAGACTGGTAATCGGGCGTGACCTCGATCAGTTCACCCGTGTTGCGGTCTTGAATCCAACGACGTCGTGTCATTTGTCCTCATCCTCGGTTTGTTTGCTCTTGGTGCGCAGCGCGGAAACCAGCGCTTTCTTGCCTTCGTCTGCCACCAACCTCTTGACATCGGTGCCCTGGCCAACAAGACCGGCGTGCGCTTTGCCCGTCAGAATCAAGTCGCGTGCCGTCTCGGGGCTGACGCCCATCCTGTTTGCGGCCTTGGCAATCTGTTGTGCGAACAGCTCCAGCTTGGGCGCGCCCACGGGTGTATCCACGCCGGTCTGTTTGGCAAACGTGCCCCACGCAAGGGCCTGCGCGGGCACAGACTCTAAGCCAACTCTGCTGGCGATACGGTCACGCCACCACGGACCCAGCTGCGACATCTCGGGTGTGGTGACGCTGGCGCCGTAGGCTTGATTGGTGCGCGTGTCGCCCAAGCCCACGGCACGCGACCAGTGCGCGTCGCCCACGGGCATGGCCGTCTGAAATCCCGTCTCGGGCACGCCACTGGCCTGGATATACATCGGCACCTTGGGCGACTGCATGTCAACTTCGCCCTTGGCCAGGTACTTCTCCATTGGCAGCGCCTGCGCAGTCTTGTGGTACGGGTGACCCATGATGCCCATCATGTCGGACGGGAACTGCTCGCCGCGAGCTGCAGCTGGGTAGCCGCCGTACTTCAAGAAGTCATCAAACCGGCCTTGGTTGGACAGCCAGTTGGCGGCCGTGCCGCGATTGAATTCGGTGAGCACATCACTGCCGGGCGAGGCCATGCCGCTAAGCGCGTTGAGACGGTTGTATCGGGAGATCGCTTCCTCCTCGCCCACCAATGCCTTAAGGCGCTGGAAAGCTGGGTCCATGACGTACCAGCCCACCATGCCTTTGTACAAGTCGGGGTGTTTTTCGGCCTCGCCCAGCGTGTTCAGCAAGCGGTTTTCGTTTCGGCGGTTCATCACGCCCTCGGCAGCCGCGCTGCCTTTGGGCTTGGCCGCTGCACCCGGCAGCACAGGGTCAATGTTGCCCGTGCGCGCCTTGCTCATCTCGAACAGATCGTCACGCGTCACGCCAAACAGCTGCCGCAGCATGGGGTTTTCCGGTGCCACCATCTCGGACGCTTCGCGTGCGATTTCGTCGGGGCGTTTGTAGATGCCGGGAAACGCAATACGCTGCGGGTTGTCAACGGTCTGTTTGACCTTGGGAGCGCGCAACGCACCGATCGTGGCCTCTGCCTTGCCGCCAGCGCGAGCAGCCATGCCGGTTTGGCCACCACCAGGGATCGGCACCAGCATGGCCAAGTCCAACGTCTCGGGCCGTATGGCCAGCGTCTGACCTCGGCCTGACGTCATGCGCTCGCCATAGGCCAAGCGCTCGGCGCCTTCTGGCGCTTGACCCAAAAACATGTCACCGAGCCTGGCGCCGCCAATCAATGGCGCATCCTCTGGGATTGCGCGATTGCCAACATCACGCGCTGAGCGCAACGCGTTGGCCAACGACATGGCCCAGCGACGTTGGACGGGCGTTGCACTGAGGTATGTCTCTTCCATCACGGCCTCACTTTTTGCGCCGCAGGGCCTGCACATGCATGGCCTGCTTCAACATCTGACTGCCCTTGTCAGCCTGATTGAACTCTTCGGCCACCGACTGTGGAACGCCAGCTTTCTTGGCAAATTTCGGGTCATGAGCGGCTGCGGCCATAAAGCGCGCCTGCGCTGGTGATTGACTTGGCATCTCAGCCCCCCATCTCCTGGTCGATGATCAGCAGTGCGCACTTGTCGTCGCCAGCCAATTTCAGACGCGATAGCAGGTCGCCGTACTCGCCAACGCTGGTGCGCTGAATCTCCAAGAACTGCAGCAAGAATTGCTGCACTACCGGGTCGTCAGATTCCGACTTGTACCAGCGGCTGTAGCTGTGATACAGGGCGACCTCAATGTTGTACGCGGCCTGCACAACCTCAAGCAATGACGAAAATTGCTCAGTCATGGCCTCGACGCTGGGCACCTTGGCCACCATCCCAACGTCGTTCAGAAAATCGACGATTTTTTGGTAGTGCTCTAGCTCGCTGGCGCTTTCGGCAACAAAGAATTTTTGCGCTCCAAAGTAGCCAATGCGCTGCATGTGGTTGGCAGCGTTTTTGTAAAAGTTGGACGCATACAGCTCATGATCAATCGCTTGATCCAGGGCTTGTTTGCATGATGCTGAGATGAGCTTTACGAGTTCCATGATGTGTTCCTTCAACTTCCAAATGTGCCCACGGCAAGCACTTCAACAGCACTGCCAGTTGTAACTTTCCAGCCACTTAATTGCGCCACCATGTTCAGCTCAACGCTGTACACACCTTTGACAACACCGTCGGGGACAATCAGGTGCGTGTGGCTGTCGTCACTGATCGACACAGCGCCATTGCTGCCGCTGGTAACGGTCACAACGATGCGATGCAAGTAGTCACCAACGGTGCTGCCAGTCAGCAGCAAACTGGTTTGATTGGGGCCAACGTGTTGGTGCTTGAATCGGTACGGTTCTGGAACGCCACTCATGCTTCACCTCACTGGATTGCGCCGCCAACAGGCGGCATGGCTGGCGCTGCCGGCGGCAGCTGGGGCTGGGGCTGCATCATGCCCATCTGCAGGGCCTTCATGCGCGCATCCATCTCGGTGTTGGCGGCCTTGGCCGTGCGCTCTTTGGCGCCCGCCATCTTCTCAGCCACTTCAGCTTGCTGCAGGGGCGATGGGCCAGGCGGCTGCATGCCCTGCTGCTTGAGGGAGAGAATGGCTTGGTCAAGCACCGACTCAATCTGCGTGCTGACGCGGAACTTACTCACGCTCCACTGCAGTAGCGACAGCAGAACGGGCGCGGCGGCCGGCATTTGCTGAGCCATCGGCGCGACTTGGGAAATGAACGCGCCCAGGCCCTGCATGAACCGCACGGCAGCGTCACGTTCAGCGGCCCAGTCCAACGCGGCCATCGAGTCGGCCTCGATGTTGATGCGGTACTCGGCCATCTCTTCATCTTTGATCAACGCAACGGCCTGCATGGCCAATGGCGCGTCAGGCGTGCGCTCGATGTTAGAGCGGCGAATGATCGTCTCGGGCTGCCAGTGCTTGGCGATGATCTCGGCCTTGATCCGCAATGCCTGGCTGATCCAGTCGGCAATGTAGAACTGCTTGAGCTGCACACGGGTCGAGCCAAACTGAGCCTTGATCTGCTGGGCAGTGGCCGTCTCGCTGGCCTTGGAGCTGCCGCGCATCACATCAGACACACCCAGCACCTCGTAAATCTGCATGACCTTGTCTTGGCGGTACAGGCGCAGGTGGTCAATCGCGTTGACAACCTGGTCAATCGGTATCCAATCCACCTGTCCTTTGATGCCGCCACGCTCGGCAAACATGGCCCAGTTGTCCACCGGAATCAGCTGGTTCTCAGCGCCCTGCTGGAACACACGCTGGATGCCTTCGGCCGCTTTGTCGTACACACCCACCACTTTGGCGGCGCGGGTCAGCCAAGTAATGCGGGTGTTGATCTCGTCCAGCTCTTGGAACTGATCTTGAGCAAAGATGTAGTCGGCACGGGGCGCAAAGTTGGAGCTGGTGACGTTGGCTGCGACGGGTTTGGGGCACGGGAAGAAATTGTCCAAGCGCAGCGGATCGTCTTTGACGTCAAGGATGGTGGCCGCGCCCTTGGCGTACCAGTAGACCTTGCGTGTCTCTTTGCACCAAATCTCAAAAACCTCAGCCTTCTTCCAAGGGTCGTGCTTAGGCGCCTGGTCGTTGTAGTTCTTGGTCTTGTTGCTTGCGGCCAGAGGCACGCTGCGGGCAATCTCTTCACCAAAGCGCGCAACCAATTGGTCTTTGGTCATGTACACGCGGCGGGCAACCCAGCGCACCTCGGGCCACACACGCGCTGGGGAATAGAAGAAGTCTTCCCAGTAAACGTAGTCGCAGGGGGCGTCCTCTTCAACAATGCGCTCGCCCTCTTGGGCAGGCTCCAGCTCCATGCCAGTCATCGGGTCAATGATCGCGTCGATCACATACGGCTCAGTCTTGACCTCGTAGCGCAGCCAAATCTGGCCCATTCCAACCACCAGCCAGTCCTCAATGCCTTGACGCACGGCTGCGTCCCAGGCGCTGGTGTTGTCATCAAACGAGCGGTTGAGCAGTCGCTGCATGATCGTGCTCGACACGCGGGCCACATCGTCTTCGTAGTCCTGGAACGAGCGCGCCACGTCGGCCTTGGGTGGCCGGGCGTACAGCATCGAGAGCAGCACCTGCATGGTGGACCAAAACAAGTTGACGCGGCTCTCGTCTTTGCCATAGGCGTCGCGCTTGTCTAGGTAACGCTGCGTGATGCGGTTGGCGTCCTGGTGAAACTTCAGCATCTCCTGCTGAGACGCGTCGATCTCGGTCTGCCAGCGCTGAGCCAGACCCATCGGCGTGTTCTGAAAATCGCTGTCGCTGGTGATCACTGCTTGATCCATCATCCAACCCTTCCTGACTGCCTCGGCTGGCAGTCCCAAATGTCGTTGAGGGCAAACTGGTAGTTGCTGCCCTTGGGCAATGTTGTGATTGTAGTAACACGGCTTGATTTTCTCGACGCTGGACGCGCAGCCAAAGCCAAGTAGCGGAACGAGTCAGCCGCGTGGCTGTGCTGGTCGTGCTTGGGCCGGTTGCGGTAGGTCTGCGTCCTCTCGTCCCATTCCCGCATGTACGCCCGCAGGTGCTCCATGCCCTCGTAAGTTTTGTCTTCATCGAACCAGCATGTGGGCAATGTCATCCGCACCGCCTCGATCCCGTCCTGCAAGCTCATCTCGGGCACCAGGTTGGGCCGGATGCCGTTGGCCAAGAACTGCTCAATGATGGATTTGCCGGTCTGCAGGCTTTTGGCTTTGGCGTCATGCGGCAAAAACACGCCCTTGGGGTTGACCAGGTATGGCCGGGACTTGACCCAGTCGATGTAGTGCTGGATCGGCTGGTTGTCGTCCTCCATGAAGTCAACAATCCGAATGCCGTCGCGTGTCTCTTGCCAGCCCCACCAGCTGCAGCTGTCGGTGTAGCCCAAGTCAGCCACCAGGTTGACCGGGAATGCCGGGTCAATCCCGTGCTTGCCCACGCGCCCCTGCTCATACGCCTCGCCAATCTGTTTGGCGTAGTACGCGCCGGGAACCGCCGCATCAAAGCTGCATTCGTACTCGACCAAAAACGCTTCTTCGGTCATCTGAGCTTTGGCGTCCCTCAATTCATCGGGGTGAATGATGTTGGTTTTGCTGGCCGGCAGCTCCATCAGCAGGTGCGTGTCCTTGTTCAGTCGCGCCTCTTCTCTGAGGTTCCAAAACAAGTTCTTGCCGGCCGGTGTGCCGGCAAAGATCGCCCAGCCGCGCCGGTCGGACAGGGCAGGACGCAGCACGGTGTACCAGGCACTGGGGCGCATCTGGCCCATCTCGTCCATCACCACGCCGTCAAAGTACATGCCGCGCAGCGCGTCGTAGTTGTCCGCGCCCGCCACATAGATCGTGCTTTCGCCGCCGTGGCCGTTGTTGACCGTGATCTTCAGCTCGGATTCGTTTGGGGGCTTTGACCAGAATTTGCGGGTCAGGTCCTTGAGGTACGCCCACGCCACCCGCTTGGCCTGGTCGCGCTGTGGCGCCAGGTACGCAAACTGGGGCTTGGGCAACGCCGTCTCCAGCGCGCCGATCACCAGGTCAGCGCACATGGCCACCGTTTTGCCTGCGCGACGGTGGGCCACGACTACCGTCCAGCGCTTGTCGCGGTTGTGCAGCGGCAGGAAGACGTTGCGGGGGACGTATTCGTCAAGGTTCATGTTGCGTAATTCTCAACAGGTCTTTTTGGGGTACTGAAAAAGTGGGGGGGGACCCGGTTACTTGCCACCCCCCTCCCCCGGCTCAAGGGGGGGTGGGGGTCTGGCGTTTTCCTGGCTGCCCGATCACGCAGGAACATGGCAGGAACACGGCCAGAACCAGCCACAGCGCAGCGAAGCGGGGCGAGTGAGGGCTGGGTAGCCTCAGACATCGTTCGCGCCTTGTAGGTTGT